CGTAAGGACTGATGCGCCTCTGCACTCTCCTCAACTTGCCTTGTTGATGCTTCACGCTTTGCAGCTTCCCTCTCAAGTTCGTTAGACAAGTTACGCGCTTCATCGAGGGCTTGCTTGCGCACCGCAATTTCGCCTTTAATCCCTGCACGTGTATTTTCTATCGCGCGGTATTCCTCATCACGACCAGCCATAAGTGCTACGCCCGCTTCATTCCCTAGCTTTTCATATTGTGCCTCAAGCTTCGCAAGCTCCGTTTCGTGTATTTCACACGCTGCGCCTATTTGACTAAGGGCTGTTCTGATACTGTCTGCGGTTTGTCGAAAGGCTTTGTCCATGTGTTTTCCACCTTCCACCGTGGCATCCGACAAGCCTTGCACACGACGCAGCGTTTCTTCCACCGCGCTATTCATTTGCTCGTTGTTGAGCACCGACTTAAAGGCTAGTGCACCTCCATCAATCTCTGCCATATTACATCATGCTATTAACGTATTCCATTATAGACTCGCTGTTGCTATCGGTCAATATCATATCCTCTACTTCCCCCTCCTCATCCTCTGTGTCATAGCTTGGCGCATCTATCATCATTTTTTGCACCGTCGACCACGCGATGCCATTTGTAAGGTAGTCCAACGTCCAACCGAAGTGTGCGCAGATGGCACCGCGCCTACCGTGTGAACTCCTTAACCCTCGCTGCTTTCCTCTATCCGTGTTGGCTTTGTTGTTCGGTCGGCTGACATCAACCGAATAGAGTTCACAAAATCCCCCAAATTGCACATCGCCTGAATCAGTACATACAACTGATAAAGTTCCGAGGGTTTGATTTTCCGCGCAAACAGGTCTGTCAACTCGTCTAATCTCGCATTGTCTTTGACGTAGCTCACCTCCCGCCCTTTGCTAGGCTTAGGAATCAAGTAGTCCGACCCTAGCACCGCAATAGCAATCACCCTCGCACATCTTATCGCTTGTGATTTTGCCATTATCCGCGCTTGGCGCATGCCGTCCTCCCCTTTTAGGGCTTCTTCGTCTATTGCCATCTCCACCCACTCAGATGAAAGGCGGTCAAGTGTCCCGAGAGTCGGTTCTTCGACAACAAACTTTCTTGTAATTGGTGTGAGGCTCTTTTTCCGAATCATACCCCAAAGGTATTTCCTCTCAGTCACTTCCACGTCTTGCACCTCGAAAGACACCCCCTTTCCTATTAGTGCGTTCAGCTCTGCACGCTCTTGTTCTAATTTCTTTCTGTCCTCAGCCATTGCCTATAAAAAAGAAGTAAGCCCCGAACACACGGGGTGATGGGGCTTACACTAGTAAAACATTAAAGATTAAAACTACACTTCCTTCGGGTCGTAAGCGCGAAGTCCTTTGCCACTGCTCACAGCCATGGGCGTAACAACGAAATCAACGAGGAAGATGCCCTTTGCCGACATGTCCGCGTTGAGCGTTGCTTCAATCGCAGCGTTGGGCATCTCAAAATTCAAACCCTGCTCCGTCTGAATGACAATCGAGCAGTTTTCGACAATTTCCGTGCCATCGAAAGCCCACTTTGTTTTTTCATTGCCGCTCTTAGCCGTCTTCGTGCCACCGACATATCGTACAAGCATGTCGATGTCGGCATCCAAAATGGAGAAGGTGAATTTAGGCACTTTCTTCGCCACTTTTCGCACCACTGGGATTACATTCCCCTCCTCGAAGTGTTCTGTTACTTCTGATGGCTCCTGACCGAACTTTGCCGAGTCTTTGTAGGCTTTACCTATTTTCTTCATCGAAGCAATAGCTGGCATAACTCCGTTTGGAGCTGCCGCGCCTGCCAAAATCACCGATAGACCGAGTGTTACCATAATTGTTTGTTCTTTTTTTCTTAATACGTTTGTATGTTCCAAGCAAGCCTAATGTTGCAAAAGTGCTGCCTTGCGCCTTGCTCTTGCAACACCGCTTGGCTCTCTGGGATAATCTTCAATCCCTCCACCTGCGCACCTCTAAGCACCTCTAAGACAATCTTCGTCAGCTTCGCCAGTCTTGCAAGATTAGGCTTGACCTGCTCCACACCTTTAATACGTCTTATTTGGTCTGCAACGTATATGTTCACATTGCTTGTTGCTAGCTGTGGCAGATAGTCCTGTGTTAGCGTGATGGTGTTTATCACCACGTCCTCATCGGTTGAATCATCGGGTCTGTCGTCTTGATAGTAGATTCCACCTTTCATTGTGTCCTTCAACTCCTGCGACTTACTCAACAAATCAAACACGATTCTATCAATATCAAAGGATGTCTTCATTCTACCGCTTGTTTGATGTTTTGTATCAATTTCTCAAGCATCCGTGGCAGCTCTCGCTTCGCTAATTGCTCCGCACTCGCTATAACATCACGCCCGCGACTTTCAACGTAGGTTGCGTAGTGCATTCCAGCCGTCACCACTAGGCAAACACCTCTCGAACCTTCTCCTATCTTCTCTGAAAGCCTTTGACCAGCCTTTGCACCCTCAGCACCGCCTTTCACCTCTTCGTAAAAAGAATGAACGGCAACGCCATCAACAAACACCGCATAACCTATGGAAGAACGAAGATTGCCCGTTTGGTCTTCAAACCCTAAGTCTTTAGGTACGCTTCGCGCGTGGTTGACACACATTTCACCCAGCATCGACAATCTTTTGATTTGCTGCTTTTGGATTTGGTCTAAAAAGGCATCAAATCGACGCTGAACGTCTTTACGCGTGAACTGTGGTTCTATAGCCATAGCCGAGAATGTAATTGTCCTTTGTCAAACTTCAACGCAATACCTTTAATGCGAATATCCGTGCCATCTTCCTTATTTGCGACATAAACCTCCGTGCCTTCTTTAATCATCAAATCCCCCTTCGGGATTTGAACAATTGAGGAAAACTTGTGATATGTACCATCGGCTGCCTGTATCTCTTGCCCCCTCCCATCGGTTTCTTCACGGCATTTGCTTAGAAAGACGATTGTCTTATTCTCCTCCGTCCAATATCCGTTTTCGTCCTGCATGGACTCTCCCGTTGTTAGGGCAAATAAGTAGTGGGGATATTGTATAATCATCTTATTATATTTAATCTTGCATAATCTCCATGAAACTTCTTGGCATACTCGTTGTACAGCATAGCCGCTTCTTCTGCAGTGTCACAAACTTTTGAATAACGTCTGCCTTGAACATATATCTGCATCCTGAATTTATCTTTATGCTTGCTTACTCCGAGATAGTCAACAGCTCCAAAAGAACGACGATTATACGCATTCATTGATTTTGAGCTTAATCTTAAATTTGTCTTTTGACAATTAAGCCCGTCCATATCAATATGGTCTATAATATCACCTTTTGTCGCTCCCATAACTTCTCTATGTAAATACACCTTTGTGCGTTTTCCGTTAGATGTGCTATGTCTTAGAGCATAATAATTGTTTGAATTAGTTTTTGATACGTACCAGTGATATTTTGAAACCATATCAAAGTCCTCATCATCAATCATTATTTTGTAGCCATTAGTGCTTGTTATAGTTACCATAAGTTTGACCTGTTGCGGATTTTTGGTCGGGCAAACAAAGCATTTTCCAATCGCAACTCGTTGCATAACGCATTATAGTAGACTTTCACCGCTTCTATGTTCCACGAGATGGAATAGCCACCTTCCGAGACATTCTGCATCACCCCTTTGAGGATAACAGACATTCGTTTGTAGGTTGCCAAATCGCAATCCCGCACTGCTACTTCTGCATCTGCCTTAAGTTCTGCTTTCAGCAAGATAACCTCGATATCATCATCCGTGATATTAAGACCTGCCAGCGATTTTCTTAAGTATTCTTTGTTTGTCATTGCGCCTTTGTTTGTGAGTATGATGTGTCAATAGTTGCCCCCGCGTTGAAACTTACCTACGAGTCGTGAGGTATCGGGTCTTTCGTTCGCATTGCCCCTTCTGCTTGCAATCATACGGGGCTGCCACTCGTGTCACATGAGGTCGGTGGTGCACCACCATTTGACCAACAACTATTGCTTCACATCTCAACCTTAGTTTTTCTTCCAGCTTGTCGCGTTCGTCTGCATCAACAAGGAGCGTCCTGCCAAACTCCACGCTGGGAAAAGATTTGCGATACCCTCTGTTACCTCCGTTACGGGGCTTTCTGTCGAGTACTTCTTAATCAGCGTGTGACCGTGCATTACCTTCTCTGCTACACTGCCGGGCATCTTTTTGGCATCGATAGGACTCTTCCAGAAAGTCTTTCCGAGAACCTTGCTTTCCGAGAACAAAATCACATCATCCTCAAATGGATTAGCTGTCTTTCGCGTACCATCCGCCAGCTCGATTGTTACACTTTGGTCAATCAACACAATCTGCAAGCCCTTGTACAATTGGCTCTTCTTAGCCAAGTAGGCGTTTACTGTCTGCAAATCGGGTGTGTCCGTAGCACCTGTGAGGCTTTCGATAAGTGTAGAGCACTTCTTCACGACTTCTTCTTGCGAAGCGAATTTGCCGAACGTATCCAAGTTCATAAACATAAACTTGTAGTTCGCGCCAATCTCTTTACCCACTTTAAGTGCCGCTGGAATGTCCTTGCTAAGGGGCTTGGCAGACGAACCCGTATCATAAGACACCGCAACACCGACCTTTTGTTTCTTGGGAATCAAGTAATCAACATCATGCTGAGTCACGATGCCTGCGTTGTTGGTGTTGTCGAACTTCACCCTACCAAGTGAGATTTGCTGCAACGCAATCCATTCTGCACGCGCTGCCACACCTTCCCAGCAAAATTTAGTATCTTCAGCCCAGAACTCCACAAGTGCTTTCAAATCGGGGCTGTTTGCAGCCATCGCCACCATAATGTCGTATTCCGTAAGCTCGTCCTCCTCCTTGATTCTGGAAATAGAAATCTTGGGAATGTCTCCTTGAATACGGCTAATCGCTTCGCGCATCTTCTTCGGAATCGTAGCTCCACGCGAAACAAGGTCTGCTGCAATCTTAAGCCCTGTTTGAGCCTCTAGCATCTTCCAGTCTAGGCGGTTTGTTTCCTTGAGGGGGAAGAGCGAAGGGTAGTAGTAGTCTTTGAGGTCGTATGTGCGGATAACCGCTTCCATATCGCGCTCGTTAAGCCCTACCATCAATGTTCTTTGCATACTGTTTATTTTTTAAGCGTTACACATACACAATGCCCTTGAGTGCAGACTTGATTTTCGTGTCCACGGCAGGGGCATTTTCTTCGCGAACAACGCCAATCACCCAAGCGGAAACAAAAAGGTTGTCATCACCCACTACGTCTTCGTTGGAGCCTGCAATAGCAACGGGGGTTACCTTAAGTTCTGCATTTTCACCTGCACTCTCAAAGGCACAAGTTCCAGCTTCGAGTTCCTTGCCTAGGGTAGCTTTTACGGTGATTACGTCTTTTGCAGCATCCTTTTTATTGATGGCAGTAATCTCTTGTCCGCTACAGTCATCGGCTGCAAATCGGTCACCCACTTGGAAATGGTGTCCTTTGGCAACTTCATAGGTTTTGGCATTGTCGGTGGCTTTTGTGACGAGTTTTGCAGTTTTGCACACCACAAACAAGCCATCCTTGCCCTTACCTAGTGGCGTACCCTCTAAAAGCGCTCCGCCTCCTAGATTTTCAACAGAAACACCGACACCACCTGGGATGTCCGCCGTTTTGTGGAGAATGGATTTAAGCACGCGGTCGTCTGCCTTGCGTCTAATAGTTAAGCCCATAGTCATTTTTGTTATTGGTTAAACTTCTTTGCCCGAGAATGAATTTGCATCGGGCTTTTGGCTAGCGATGTAGGCTGCTGCTGCTTGTGAGACTCCGCTTTCGTTTTTCTGGCTGAATTGTGGTGCTCCAGCAGCTCCGCTCAATGTTTCGTTTGCCAAATTTTGATTTGCAGTCTTGATGTCGGTTTCCTTCTCTGTCAAGTATTCGTTGAAAGCTTCCTCAGAGTCAAAACTCATTCGCCCAAAGTCTTTCAAGGTTTGCGCCTTGAATGTTTCGTCTTTGCACGCAGAGAGTTTGTTCTGCAACGCTTGAAGCCTTGACTTTCCAACCTCCCCCTTCTCGTACTTGTCTAATCGTTCTTGAAGTGGCTGCATAGCCCCTGCAACTGCCTTTGCCACAATAGCTGCGATGTCACCCTCCTTGGGTTCGTTTACTTCCTCCTTGGGTTCGGGCTCGTTCTTCTTCGCCACAAGGTCAAACTTCTTCTTCAAGTTTGCTTCAAAGGTCTTGTTGCTGTCCGAAACCTCCTTGTCTACCATCTTGCGATACTCCTTCACAAAATCGTTTACTTGCGCATCGGTAATCTTTTCGACAAGGTTTTTCGCTTCTTCTTCGTTGGCACATTGTAACGCAATGGTGCGTGCCATTTGTTCCAACCCGTCTTTTCGCACGCCTGTAAATTTTGCGACCAGTAGTGCTAGAATTTGTTGATAGTTCATACTCAGTATATTAAAGTTTTGCAAATCATATACAAAGATAAGCGCGAATACGTGCAAGTCGCTAGCTGCACGCTTGGAAGTTATTTGTAAGTTATTTCTCTTCTCTCATTAGCGTTGTCAAGCAATTCAACCTCAACGCATATATGCCCATCCAGTTCCTTTATCGCTACAACTTTGTATTGCACCCCCCTACGGAGTAGAACTTCCTTTTGAGGTTGCTCGCGCTCCGCTTGTGGGTTGTGTATTAACGTGTATCGTTCGACATCTATACCTCTTGTTTCTGCCGTTGTTTTGATTTTCAGCAACACTGGCGTGCGTGAACCAGTATAACCGCCCCATTCCATTGCAATCTTCTTATCTTTTGTGGTGGACATAAAGCCTTTTTCTTTTTGCTTTGTACCGCTAACATCAATGAACTTCTGCGTCATCTCGATGATGGCTCTTCTGTCATCACCATAGACAAGCCTACCTAAAAGGTCTTCATATTCTGAATCGCTCATATCTCCAAATATGGCACGAGCATCAACAGAACGCCATAACACGCGCTCTCCAACCTTTTCTTTCTGTGTGATTGTAGTTAATTCGTCAAGCAGTGATTGTTCACCCTTGCTAAGGACACCAAAATCTCCACGCCCTCTTAAGTAATTGTTTATCCACATAGCTTCTCCGCTGATGTAGGCATCAAGACTTTCGTTGGGGGTGTCATAGTCAAATGCAAAATCTACCGACGTGGCAGTAGGCTTAACGCTTGGAATATATCTCAATCCCTTTGTCAAATCACCATCCACGAAGTTATCCTTGATGAAGTAGGGCGTGGATTTCCAGCTTCCCTGCCGTGGGGCATTCTCCTCAACCCATTTCTTAAATTCTTCGGGAAAATCTGTGACTGCATTCTTCGCAGAATACTTCTTGTACTCCGTTCCCTTTAACGCACTTTTGAGGTCTGACAATTCTTGGTTGTCAAAGTCTTCTTCGTCCATCAATATAGCCGTTGCATAACACATACATTGAGGATGCCAGCCCTTAAATTTGAATGTTTTAGGGTACTTTCCCACAAGCCTATCACATAGCTTACACTTGAATTGTGGTTCGTGATTAGAACGGTGTATCTCGAACCCAACCACAAAATCCAACTGTTGCCAACGCAAGTGGTCTGCTTCTCGGTATGCCATATTGATTTCCGAACGGGTCAATCTCATTGCATTCTTATAACTCGACCGATATACGCCCGTACCTGGATGAAAAGCTTTCGCTGCTTTCGAGAGCTGCAAATTCCCTCTCTTATCGCGCACCCGACGGAACAATCGGTCAGGGTCTTTCAGATTCTGTCGCAAATCCCTAGACAACTGTTGCGCACTCCTCCCCTCTCCTAGTCCCACATCAAGCCCTAGCTCGATTTGCTCCTTGTATTGCTCCGTGTACTTCCACACACGCTCCGAAAGGTTCATGCCTCCTACTTTGCGCTGCTGGAAAGACTGCAAGGCATCAAGATTACGGTCTTGCATCTTCTTAAGCCTCCCTTTCGTTAGCTTTGTTGTGTCAAAGATTGAAGAAATAAATTCCTCGTTCTTTTTGCAGGCAAACAGCCACTGCCTTCTCGACCCCATCTCAATAAGGGCTTGCATCTTCTTTGCTAGTCCTTTGAGGGTCGTTTGCAGCCCAGCCTTAGCCCTAGGATAGTCATCAAAAGAAAACGGCTTATCGGGGTTGTAGTCCTCCTTATTTGCAGCTTCGGCAATATCACTCGTCACCTTATCAAATAACTCATTCACGGCTCGCGTATAAGCTGCCGTGGTTTTATAATGCGCGTTGTCGAATCCCTGAAAGGAAAAAATGTTCTTCTTTAACCTCTTTGCCATTTTCTTTTGATTTCCTTTGTCGTTAAGCGTCAATTACGGGTTCTCCTATCGAAAACGAATTTTCGACATTCGCCTCCTCTTGGATTTGTTCAAAGTCACTATCTGGGTCTTGCGTTAGATTAGCTCCCTTTACACTCGCCTTTTGAGATACAAGGGGCTTGTTCCCGTTCGCAGCAAGCCACATGTTAATATCGTCAATCTCATTCGTAAGCATATAGGGCGTTATCTCTGGTTCAATCTCCAGCATCTCCGCAGCTGATTCTAGCTCCGTGTTGAATTGACCGATGAAAGCCTTTATCACGTTCGCCCTTCGTTGCAAGTAGTCATCGAATATCTCGCGTTTATCCTGCACCTTGAGATGTGCATCCATAAACAACAATTTCAACGCGACACCACTAATTGCACCAATACCCTTTACGCTTTCAAAGCTAATGTCGGGTGTTTGTGAGATAGTGTATATCATCTTTAGCAAGGTCTCAATCTCCAACTTAACACTCTCTGGAGCATTTTGCCACGATACGTAGCTCATTGTTGCGCCCTCTTCTCCCTCAATCACAGCACCAGCTTCCCCCTTTTTGCTCCAGCCAGTGATTTGTCCCGTTACAAAGATTTTGGGGCTTGCATGGTAGTCATTTGTATCCGCAAAATTAGAGAGCAGCTTTTCCAGTCGGTCAATCAACTTGTCGAAGTCCTCCGTTTCAAATTTTGGTTGATACCCATAAATAACGGGTATTTTCCCTATCGCCACCTTCTTTGGGTAGCCCTCGACCACTTCGTATCCATTCCCTTCGTTTTTCCAAAGCCAGTGTTCAGTGTCCGTGTATGTCTCGAAGTAGTCCGTACTCTTCTTGTCACTTGATACCCGTGCGTAGGCACGAGAAAAAGCCACCAAATCTCCCGTTTCGTCAAAGTATGGGTAAAGCTTATCCCCGAACATTGGAGAGAATAAGGCACATCTTAGCTTGAAATCCGTAAGGAAACCATACCGATTGTGTGGTTTTGGCATCTTTTGTACATACCACACCTCCGCACACTCCTTAAATCCAAAAATCGCACGCGCAATCTTTCTGTTTAAGGTCGCGGTCTTATTGTCATGGTTGATTCGCATAAAAGCCTTCATCACGGCTTCTTGCTTTTCATCGTCTGGCGTTGCGTTATATGCTACGGGATTACCAAAGCAAAACGAAACGGCTCGGTTGATAATAAGATACTGCAAGGCAAACGATACTCGCGCTACCTTTTCGATGCGATAGTTTCCGCTCTCTTCTCCAGCATCGTACACCTTTTCCCCTTCAATACCATTGTCTACCTTGATGCGCTTATCGGGGCGCAATATAGGGTCGTGTATATCGTGTTTCTTCGGGTCTATAGCCTTTTTCGCCTGTTCTGCATCTGGCAGCTCCGTTGTTCGCTTGCTTTTCAGCTCCGCAATAATCTCATTCGCAGAGCCGCTTTTGAATAAATCTGTTAGTGGCATGTTCTGTTTTTTGATTAAGTTCTATCTTCCAAAAAGCCCTGCAATATCCGACTTTGCCTTGCCTTTTCGCTTCTCAATCGTTCCCGTGAGTGCATCGGGTGCGTCATCGTGTGGGTTGTTTCCTATCTTCATATACCCCAATATCGCAGATGAGAACTCGGGGAAAAGGTTCATCCATCCCTGCGGCATATAGGTTAGATTCTGCACCGCTGCGGAATTGACGTTAATTCTTACCTCCTTGTTTTCTTTTTGATGGAACCACCTAAATTTCGTTTTGGCGTTGCCCATCAATCGGCATTGATTTTCCACCGCTCGTTGAAACCCTCGTCCTCCGTTGTTACTCTCCACCACACATTCTTGCACTTGATGTTTCGTGAGCATCCGCGCCAAAGCTGGTTCCGTGTATTCCATCGGCTTCTGCGTGTAGAGTACATCAACAAGGTAGTTTCCAACCTCTGTTTCATCGTAGATGATTGCGCAAAGGTAGTCCGCACCTGTGTCCGCCGTGTCCACATAAGCCTTGCGAATGCAATACTTCGTAGCAGGTCGTATGTTGTACTCCGTAAATCCTGAATCATACATCAATCCCTCGCTCGGCTTCGGGTCTTGCTGATAAAGGCTGTCGAATACATGTGGGTTGCGCTTTCTGATTGCTTCTAGTTTCTCAAGGTTATGTCTCTCCTCCCAAAGTGCTTCCCCCTCTTGTCGGGGGTCGTAGTCCGTTGGCGCACCGTGCTTGATAGCTTGATATATCACAACCACCCACCCGTTCGGATTGTCTTTAGGGTCGTATACCCCCTGCTGTCGTAATAACGTCCCTGCAAGGTCGTCCTCGTGCCAACGTGTGAAGACGATAAGCTGTTGCGAATTGTTGTGCAATCGGGTCTCCGCAACCGTATCATACCAATCCGAAACGCTCTCACGTACCGTTGAAGACCAAGCTGTTTTGGCATCCTTGTAGATGTCATCCATAATCAACACATCCACGGGTTCACCCGTCAATGCTCCGCCTACACCTACCGTCTTAAAGCCGCCTAAATGCCCGACAATCTCACACTCATCTGCATTGCGCAGCCAAGAGCCTGCGACGGTGGTAACATTAGACGAGTTTAGGCACGTTTCGGGGAATATCTCTTGATATTCGGGGGTGTCAATGATACGCTGTATCTCTCGATTGAACTTTCGCGCCTTTGGTGCATTGTAGCTAACAATAGCGACCCTTGTGTCTGGTCTCTCTCCCAGAATAAAGGATGGCAAACGTCTTGTCGAGCCCTCCGACTTTCCATGCTGTGGGGGCATAAAGACCATAAGCTTCTTTATCTCTTGATGTGCAAACTTGGTCAGCACCCTATAATATCTTCGGTGAAAATCGGCAGGCGCAAACGTAGGCATAGTAGAAAGGGTGAAACGCAACAAATCCGTTCGGCTCTCTCGAACCAAACGTTCCCTTAAGGCTTGCATATATTTTACCCTCTCTTCTCGCCTCATCTATTGCTTAAGCTTATTCTCCAACGCTTCAATTTCCTTGTCTAACTCCTCATCGGACATCCCCTTAAATAGGTCTTTCCCGTCCTTTCCTGTCACCTCCGTTGTTTGTCTATTTCTCCATCTTGTCGGGTCGCCATTCGTTAAGGTGAAGATAATTGCTGCTGTGTCGGGTTGGAAGTGCTTCTTCGTCGTGGTTTCCTCTTTGATAATGGACTTCTCGGAATCCTTCTTGTTTGGAATTGTTACTACCTTCGTCTCCGTAGCTTCATAGCCTTGTATCTTTTTCAATAAGGACTTCTTAGCCTCAAGAACAAAGAATTGCATTCGTTCGTCATGAGCCTCATTTATCAACTTGCGGAAGTCTTCGTGCTCATCTTGCCATCTATGATAAGTCGCTGGAGAAATGCCCACTTGTTGGCAAATCTCCGCAATGGTGTAAGTATCGGACTTAACAAGTTCGACTATTCTTTCTATCACTTTTTTGCTATACTTCGCCATACGCTTCAAAAGCCCTTTTTAGGGCGGTTTTTATCTTAATCATCTTATTGTTAGCCTAGTCTTTGGTTCGTGCTAAAACCTTTATATTGCAACATCGCCAGGCACAACGATTTTGCGAAAATAACGACTGCCCTCCCTCTTCCTTCGATTCTGTTAAAAAAGTTGAGCCTTATTTATTCCGCTCTGCTCCCAAGTCTACCTGTGGTTCCACCCTTACAGCTTGCAGGATTCCTTCAACGCGTTCAGCCATAAGACGAAAGGACGGGTTGTGTCGAATCTCGTTGTTAAATAAATTCTGAAGCTTAAATGGGGAATAGTTGTACCGATGAATAGCCTCTGCAATATCGGAATATTCGATTTTTTCAAGGCTGCAAAAATGCGCGAACAACAACCTCGCAAAATGCCCATCGCGCTTTCTACTCTTCGTGCGGTACTGCTCTAGCCTCAGCCCCGTGACCTCGTGTATCGCAGCTTCGATTCTTGCAATCTTCTCCCCGTTCCTCTTCATGTTAGACTCGAAGTATATTTTCTTCCCCGTCCTTACCGAAAAATCATACTCAACACAAGCCCCAACACTCCTTTGCCACCCTTCCATCATGTAGACATATTTGCACTCATTGAGCAGCTCCAAATCCCTACTGATGTGCTTTATCCAGTCGTCCTCGATTGACAATCCATTTTTTAGCGGATTGACAACCTCCACTCCTAGACTCTTCCACAAATTTTCTGCTTTTGCGAACCTCTCTCTTGCGACTCTAATATCAAGACCGCTAATCTCTCCGCTCAAATAAACTTTCATACGCTCGATTGGTTAAGTATTTAGGTATAAACAAAAAGCACCCCTAGGTAGCCGTAATGCCACCAGGAGTGCTTTGTTCTTGTTATTACAAAGGTACTATTTATTTCTTGAAATATAGTGTTAAAGGCTTGTCTTTTTGACACTAGGTGTCAATTTCTCTGTGTACTTATGGCGAAGTCCAACAAGTTTTCTAGAATTGAACGCATGTGCACAGGCAAAAAGAAAGCCCTCACTCGTTTAGAAGTGAGGGCTGTTGGAGTTTTTAATTGAGATTCGGAGAGCGAATGTAATAAATCAATGTTTTGCTTCACCAAAGCATTAGGCAAACTCCATTTGTATAAGTTCTTTCCCTAGATTATTAATCGCTTTGCTTATTTTTTGTGTCGTTGCAGGAGATGCGTTGCGGTGTCCGTTGAGATAATTTGAAAGTTGGCGTTGATTGATACCAGTCAATCGTGCAATGCCTGCGAGTGAGAAGGTTTTGCTGTAAAAGTTGAGGAAGGATGCTACATCGTAGCGAAAAGTAAACTCTAAGTCTGGAAAATCTTTGCCTTCTTGTTCGTATTCTTGCTTGTACTCTTCAAGCATTTCAAAGAATTCGGCTTTGGCTTCTGCTACACTTTGTCCAGCTGCTGCCAAAACGAAATCCAAACCTTCGGGTCTTTCGTAGGAGATGTTGAACCCACCATCGCTTGCAAGCTCAATAATGGCGGTGATTTCGTAGTGTGGTTTGGTTAGATTCTTTTTCATTGTTTCGTTCTTTTTGGTTGTTTTGTCCCCCCTTCGGGGATAGGGCTTATTTAAGCCCTAATCCCTTTAAGATGGCGTTCAAGGTACCTTTGGGTACTTCCTGCGATTTGTGATGACTTAACTTGACCTTTAATCCATTGACTGGATTTGTCCATTCGGGGTGTTTTGCCTGTGAATTTCCTGTCGGGATGCACCCTTCTGCTCTGAGCTTCTTTTCTAATTCGCTATATTTCATTCTATAACTTTTGGTGAAACATTAATTTATTACACTGCAAAGATAGTAATTTTACCATCAACCACCAAGAGATAATCGGATTATTTTCTGTATGCTTTGTTTTTTTCTGATAAACGACCGCTCGGACGCTTTGTAATAACTGATACATTCCGTTGCGCTTTTATGGGTGGGTTGCAGTCGTGATTTTGAACACGCTATCCCATCCTAGGATGCGCAGTGCCGTTTGGTAGACATACGCTCCGCCTTCGGACGGAATACGCAAGCCTAGGTGGACAATTTGATGAGGCGGAATAATGACTGGGGAATCACTGCAAATAATCTCCGACTGGTCGGCTTGCTTGAGGATGCGAATGAGGTAATCGCACTTTTCGCGCGGTGTTTCCATTGGGAGAAGAAGAGAATGTGTGAAGTCTTTTAGTTCTCTGCGGCAAACTAGGGTCTTATCTTTTGCCATGGCTTTCTTTCTCGCGTTGCTTGCCCTTTGCTGCTTGGCTTTTTCTGCCTCCTTTAGCGCGTTTCTCGCAATTTGATGTATATAATCACTATCTCCCCTTTCATGCGCCTCTCTAAGGTCTTCGAGGTGTTCTTTTGCTTCTTGTTCCGTGTTGTAATAAGAGTGTATCTTCCTTCCGTGTGAGGCAAAATGCACCATCCACATATTCGCGTGTATTCCTATGGCTACTTGCTTTATTCGCCCGAGTGAACTTTTCTTTGCTCTCATAGGCTTGTTTTCTTTTCTTGGGCCATGATATAATCTCGATATGTTTTGCGTGCGATGTTGAGGACGTCAATAGCGATGCCTTGTGCATCCTTTCGTTCTTCGTTGTCTCGTCCATTGAAGGGGAGTATGGGGCGGTCGTTGAAGGATAGGTAGAGTTCGCCTTGAAATTCTCGAATTTGAAGTGCGCGCTCCGCTTCTTTGGCGGCGGCTCGCAGAACTCGTAGTGCGCTGTCTTGTTGTGACTGGTGAGAAAGACGTGCGAAATATGCGCGGATATTGGTAAAGATATTGTTCATCGTTCGGGTGTTTATGGTTGATAGAAAAAAGTAGGGGTGCGAACTATTGGTAATTTGAACTATAGCGAATGAATGATTGGTGATATAGTCCGCACCCCTTGTGTGGTTATTTGATTACTTCGATGATTTTCGTTTCGTCCACTTGCTCAACGGTGTAGTCCATCATCGTTTTCTTGAGATGCTCGTCTAAGCGGTTATGAGCTTCTAGCGCGGTGTCTGCATTGACGCAAAAGAAAATGGGGACTTTCTTCTCTCGTCCGCTGCGTTCGTCAAGTATTGTTGCGTTGATTTTGCACTTGAACCACTTGTCGGCTTCCTCGTCTCCGTAAACGATTTCGGAGAACTTTGTGCGTGACATTGCGATGACGTCGAACTCTTCGCAGTTGCCGTACGCTAGTGCGGTTTCGCTGGTCTTCTTCTCCGCTTCGGTGAAAGAGAGAGCTGCGGTGAGGTACTCTTCGGTGATGGCTCTTGTAATGCCATCTTCGGTTGTTCCGATGTAACGTGTCTTGACGTTGTACCAAATGTTGTTTGCTGTTGCCATATTGTTTGATTTGATGTTAGGGGTTATTTATCTAGCGACATAATCAATGCCGTACGCTTCTACGATTGTCCAGCCGTGGCAGAAAATTTTCAGGAATTCTTCCACGTGCTTTCTTGCTCTTTCCTCATCGTGTTCGTTGATGAAGATGCACGCTGTAGAATCGTCTTCTCGTTTGACTTCGTAGAGAATCCAGTTGTCTAGTATTACTTTAACTTTAGTTCTTACTCTGCCCTTTACTTCTTCCTCTGCGGTTCTGGTGAAGGTTGCAAGCACATTGAGGCGGTTCAACGAAGTAACCACGCTTCGCGTACACTTTTCGCGTTTTTTCAATGTCTCGATTGCTTTTTGTTCGGCTTCTCCACAAGAATCAGCCATCACGAACAAAGAAGTTGTAAAGGCTTTGCTCATTGTCCTTCTGTATTCTTTGACACAAGCCACATTTAGTGAATACCAGTTGATGATGTGGTTCTTCGTGAAGTCCTTTTTGTTATTTTCCACTGCTGCCATATCCGTTTGCGCCTCGGTCGGTGTTGTCGTTGAGTTCTTCTACCTCAATAAATTCCACGGCTGGAATGGGTAAGATGATGAGCTGCGCAAAGCGTTCTCCCCTCTGGTAAAATCGATGTGGCTTGCGCTCTCCGTCTTTGCCTATCGTGTTGGGGTCTACTCTGAAACGCGCGGTAACTTCTCCGCGGTATCCGCTATCAATCACACCCACAGCGTTTGAGAGGTGAAGGTGGGTGCGGTAAATACTGCTACGTGGAAAGAGCAAACCAACAAAGCCCTCGGGAATTTCTACGGCTATGCCACTATTGCAAACGTGCTGCTTGTACTTTGCATCCCATTTGGCTTCTGCACAATAGAGGTCAAAGCCTGCGTCCGTATTGTGCGCTCTCGTTGGGAGCTTCGCGTTGGGGTGAATGAGTTTTGTTTTGATTGTAATCATATAGGGGTTATTGTTTATAGTTCTCGGCAAAGGTGATGATGCCTTCTGCTGCTGGTCTTACTGCTGGATTGTCCCAAAATTTGAAAGGCTTTCCCGATAATGTTTCTATGAGGTCAAAAAGTATTTTCTGCATCTCCTTTTCTCTGTGCTGCTTTCGCACTAGGGGGATGCGTTCTTCAAAAAACACTCTGCCAAAGTTATACGCGACAAGCGCAGCTGCTAGGGTCGGGGCTATGTGTTTACCGCAATTTCGGGTAGCGACATCGCGAAATACCCAGTTGAACATTCCGATGCGCTCTACGATTTCGGGAACTTTCAAAAGTTGAGTTACCAAATCATCGACTATTCCAGTGTAAGGTGTATCTAGAATCGCTTCTTGTGCGGCTTCGCTTTCTTCGATGAGTTCTTGCAATCTCCGTGTGTGCTTGCGAACGCTTGAAATTTTGGCTTGTGCTGCCGTCAAACATACGTTTCCGACGAATAGCCAATAGTAGGTGCAGTTGCACTCGTAGCGTAGATTTGCACTCAGAATATCGGGGGCTTCCGCGGTGGTACTGCTACGCGGTGCTGCGGATGGTATAATGATACTCATTGTTTCGGTGCTTTGTTGGCTGTTTTCGCCTTCTTTGCTCTCTCCTCATCTAGTGCCGTTCGTGCAAGGTAAAGAATGGCATAGCCTGCTAAATCGTGCAAAGCGTCTGTTATGGCTTCATTATACCCCTTTCCTCCCACTTTGTGCCACAGCACGCGAAATCTCAGATGATACAACCGTGCGATTTTTAGGCGCATCATATCAGCCAAAAAAGATTTTGGGCAATACATCCATTCCGAACAATACTCATCCGTTTTTTTACTTATAATGTTTTTGATGTGGTTGTCGGCTTCTTCTACTTGTCTGTTTATTGATGCAGCCTCATCTTTCAGTTCGTCCAGAGTTCCAATGCCGCAAAAGTGTTGGACAGAAGAGAACAAAGAATAATTATAGATGGCTGTGCAAATGTCCTTTTCGGTTTCTTCCCTGCTTCTTAATTTGTTGTAGCTGAGGTGTACAAGCGTGTAATAATCTACCATTCGCCACGCGTTGCCGTATAGCTTTGCCTTTTCTTTGCGTACTTTTGCGCACTCGTCAAAGGCTTCTCTGATGTTTTGTTCGATTTCCATGTTGTTTGTTTTGTTTGTTTCAATCGGGGCAAACAAGGCTGTCGGCATATTGCTCCGTGGGTTCGGGTTGGTGATTCGTTGTGTTGGTGGGTGCGTGATGCTGATGAATCAACAGCTCCACAATAACCAGGCAAGAAAAACTTATGACTGTTGCGATTATTGCTCCCCACAAGAAAGAAAGGGCGACATCAAAGAGGTCAAACCTTTCGTCTAGTGTCTTTGTGTTGATAACTTCAAAGGGGATTGGTGTTTTATTCTCTTTCATTGTCTTGTTGTTGTGAACTCTTTCCAATTTGGAAAAGGTTGGAAAGAATCGGGATTTATTTGTTGGCTTCGTTCGCTGCTTTCCGCTTCTTGTAACTCTCGGCTGCACCCATGGTGATACCTTCCCATTTTGCCGCCATCAAAAAAGATTCCCACTTTTGCGATTTGATGATGCGCTTTCTTTTGTGCATCT